CTATATTTTCATATTTCACTCCATTTTCAGCTTGTATGATAATGTCTCCTTGTAACACATCTACAAAATTAGTTGCTGTAACTTTACAATGTACTTGAGCTTTTGTTCCAAATCTTCTAGGAAAAAAATATAACAAATTGTCTAATTCCTCATTTTGTGCATTGTATATATTTAAACCCCTTGCTATTGAAATTGCTTTATCTTCCAAATAAGAACAAAGATATATGAAAGGTGCTACTAATTTATAGTAATCTCCAGTTGGTTCAACATTGAAATCACTTCCAAAATTTTCTTTTTTTTGTGCTTCTTTTTGTGCTAATTCCATAAGTCCTTGAAAGCCTTTTGTTTCAAATTTATCCACTGATTATCACCTCTTTTTCTATATTATTATGTTTCTTATGTGTTATATATATTTTTGCTTTTAAAGTTCTTTCTGCTTCAGAAATTATTTGATAACTAACTGTTTCTATTTCAGTTCTATACCATTCTTGTAACTTTCTACAAATATGTTCAAGTTTGTATTCAGCTACATCCTGTTCATTTATTATTCTTATATCAAGCCCTAAATTTTCATCATAAAAACACTCTATTGAGTATATTTTTAAAGAGTTTACTACTCTTTGCCAAAATTCTTCTATTCCTGAAATAGTTGAAAAGTTAATATCTCCATCATTCATTTTTATAGCTTTCATTAAACTACTCCTCCACTTGTGTCATTTCCTTTTGCTACTCCTGAATGCTTATGATTTTTTAAGCTCTTATCTCCAGCCTTAACATCTTCTGTTGCTGAAACAGTTCCAGTTGAGGATATATTCCCAGTTTGTGTTGTATTTCCTTTTTGAGTAGTATCTCCAGTTATTTCAACATTTCCTTTTTGACTAGAATTTCCTTTTAAATCAATATTCCCTTCCTCTAATCTATCTCCAATAATTCTAATATCAGAAGGAAATTCAAGACTTTCAGTAGCATTTGGAATTGTGAAAGGTAAAATAAAACCATTGTTTAAGTTATTTCTTCTGTTTGAATCCATAACATCATGAGAGCCTTGACTTATATATGAGGAAATATCAAAAGTTAATACAAAGTATGGCATTATATCCCCTTCTTTGATATTCCAATCAATGTGGTCTTTACTATCTCCAAACAAGGCAACTGGAACATTACGAAGTACAGGTAGAGCAACACCATTTGGACAAAACAAAGGCTCAGCATCTACAAATCTACCTTTTCTTATTTTTTGAATTTTTACTAGAATTATCCTTATGCTTTCCATCATCCTCCATCACTTTAACTCCTAATTTCATATTCCAGCTATCACTTAGACTAACACTTACCTCTTCCACTTGCATAAATCCACTCACTTCATCACTTTCAATGTATACAACATCACCTTTTTTTATATAGTGGATTGGAAAACATTCAATTGTATAGTCATATTTGTTACTTTCTTTTATAGTTTTCTTTTTTTGTTCATTTTCCCATTTATCATCTTTTTTGCTCTTTCCTTTTTTATTGTCTGCTTTTTTATTTACTTTCACTTCTTTTTCTTGCTGTTCAACAGCTTCAGGATTATGAATCAACCCACTTTCAAAACTTAAATAAATTGCTTGATCTTTTTGTTTATCTGTATAGATATAAAGATCATCACCTTTTAAAGTCATTTTGCTCTCTGAGTCTTGAACTAATTCTCTTAACTCCTGAAATCCTTGACTGTAACAAGTAAAGCCATTAGTGTAAATTTTATCTTTGTTAAGTTCCATAGAAATAAGATTTATTCCCATTTCTTTAGTAACTTCTTTTATTGCTTCAGATATCCTAGTATTCCCATCCAAGCTAATTGAAACTATCTTACTACTATTTTTAGTTCGCTCTGAACAAGTTAGTTCTTGAATAAATGAAGAACTTTCTTTTATTTTTTTCTTTTTTATAACTTCATATTTTGAATAATAGCCAATATCTTCAGCGTACCCAAACCACAGTTCTATCTCACTTCCTACTTCTATATCTTGACTTAAATTATATATTTTGAATGTTCCTACCCCTACTTTCCCTTCTTCTCCTGTTTTTACATCAACGTCAAATTTTAAACCATCATTATTATGATCATCTAGTTTTACACCATTTATAATAAGATATGAATTTCTAGGAAAAATAGGTCTATTTGCTATAAAATTCATTACTCCTCCACTAACAGCTCAATTTTATCAATATTTTCATAATCAATTTTTATTGCTTTTCTATCTAAAGTATTAGGGATAATATATTTTTGAGGATATTTTTTATTAAAATTTCCTTTTTCATCAACTAATTTATTGAACCATAGTGGGATCCCGAATAAAATCGGCTCATTTGGATATATTAAATTATCATCAATATCATAAAGTGTTATGTACACTCTTTTATCATAAGAATTATATGTAAACTCAAATTGAAAGGTTGTCCCTGCAATAGTTACATCAGTTATATATGGAATAGATTCTTTCATTATATTTATTTTCATTTCTATACTCCTATTATCTATGGCAGTTTTATATGCTCACTTTGTAAATCTCCTTCCCAATCCTTTACTCCTGAGCTTTTATTTTTAGTAACAGCTTGAGCAGCACCTTTTGTATTCTTTTTACCTTTTGTTGCTGTTTTTATCTTTGTTTTATTTCTAACACTAGCTTTAGCTTTTGGACTAGGGGAAGGAATCATAGAAACATGAGCAATCTTTACTTCTACCAATGAAATAGTAAATTCTGTATAATATAATGAAGTTATAGTATTTTCTATATTTGTTATAGCCATATTCTTATATAACTTAATCATATACAAGTCCACAAGTTCTCTTTTATTTCTAAGTTCAAGAACTTTTTCAAAAATTTCTTTGTGATTAGAACCTACAATTTGAACTTTAAATGATAACTCTAACGGATTTTGTGTTATGTTATCAGCTATTTGAGTTCCATCATCAATTGGAATTGTTGGAACATCATTAGAATAGCTTTCAGATATTCCAGAAACTAATTGAAGTTTTATATTTCCCAATAAAATTGGCGGAGTTTTTCTTAGATAATTATCAATTCGGTTAGAAATTGAATTTACATTATTTAGAAAACTACTTACTTTACTCATAATATTTGTGATTGAAAACATCTATATTTCCCCTTTAGCTATTTCATTTTGTAACATCAAATCCTCTAATTTTTCTACTATCATTTCTCCAATTCTATTCCAATCCATTTCTTTTGTTCCAGACATATTTACAGTAAGATTTAATATGATTTTTTTATCAGACTTATTAGAATTTTTTGTATTTACTGAATTACTTGTATTAGAAAACTCATTACTTTCAGCACTTGAATATGCATTATTTTCTTCAGCCGTTAGAACTCTTTCACCTCTGTGAAGCTCAGCGATATAGCCATCAAAAGGGACATAGTCAAGTCCTGTTTTATGAGTACCATCTATCATAGAACTATTTGTATTTTTTTTCTCACTATCACTAAAAAACCAAGATATTCCTGGTAATGATTTTATTTTTTCACCTAAACCTGAGAAAAAACCTTTAATACTTTCCCAAATTTTAGCAACATAATCTAATATAAAATCAAAAGCTGATGCAGCAGTTGACTTCATTGTCTCCCACACTTCTTTTAATTTATCTATTAAGTTAAAAAATACATCAACTACTTTGTCTTTTAATCCTATAAAGAAAATCCCTATATCAATTATTTTGTTATATAAATAACTTCCTAATTCAGCAAACTTTACTTTTATTAAATCCCAATTTTCTATTATCAGTTTCCCAACAGTAATAATTAAACCTATTGGGCTAAGCCACATAAATATTTTTTTACCAATATCCCATAATGCTTTAGCAAAAGCTTTAATTTTATCCCATAATGTAGATAATTTAGCCTTAATCTTCTCCCAATTTTCTATTAATAATTGTCCTAGTTTTATTATTAAACCCATTCCTGAAAAAAGTAAGAAAACCTTAACAAAACCTTTTATCTTATCCCAAAGTGAAATTAATTTTTCTTTTACAAGATCCCAGTTTCTATACAATAGGACACCAATAGCTATTACAGCCCCAATTGCAAGCATAATCGGATTAAAAGAAAGAGCTCCTAATGCAGTTTTTAAAGCTCCAATTAAAACTATTACCTTATTAATTACAAAAAGCCCAGCTATTGCACTTGCTAGTGGAATTAAAACTTCTTTCCACTTAACAATAAAATTTATTATTTTTTCTCCCCATGAAATTAGTTCACCAAAGATACTAGATAAATTTTCTGCCCATCTAGTAAATGTTCCATCTTCTTGAAATTTTACTAGTGTATTAGCTAGTGGTACGATAACTCTATCTCTAAGAATTTGAAATGGAGAGTTTTCAACTATATCACCAAATTCATTAACTCCTGCCAATGTTGCTAATGCTGATTTTGTAGCTCCTGATATAGTTGATAATCCTCCCTTAAATGTTTTAGCTTGCTTTTCCATAGCCCCACCAAAACGAGAGTCCATCATTTCAAATAAAGTCTTATTAAATAACTCTAAGTCATTAATTTGCCCTTTATTATTGAAAATTTCTAAGCCTTTGCTTTTACCAAATTCAGCGATCATATTCTTAGTAATTCCAAATTCTTTTAATCTTTCAAGTTCTCCAGTTCTTGCATCAGCAATAGCTTCAATCGCTTGGTCAAAACTTTTCCCCATTCCTGAAGCCATATCTCCAATCATTTCAAGATATGTTCTATTAGTTGTTTTTAAAACTCTATCTCCTTCAATTCCATAAGACTGTAATTTCGTCATCCCACTAACTACTTCATCTGTTTCAAATGGAGTTTTATTAGCAAATCTACTAGCCCAAGCTAGTTTCTTTCTTGCCATGTCTGAATCTTTCAAAACAGTTTCAAGTGTATTTCTATACTGTTCAATATTTCCAGCACCATCAATAGCGGTTTTTATTGTAAAGCCTGCTGCTAATGCTGTAGCTATTCTTTTTAAAATACTAAAAAATGAATTTGCTTTTTCTTTGCTATTTTGAAATTGTTGCTGGGCATAATTGCCAAAATTTCCTAAACTCCTACGAAGTGAGATAAATCCATTTCTTAATTTTGAAATAGCAGGAAAGTTAGCGGTTATTTTAGCTTTCATAGCATTAAAAGTTGTACTAATTTTATTTTTAAAAGCAACTAAACTTTGCTTTACTGAACCAATAGTGTTTTTTAGACTTCCAAATGCTGAACTAACACTATTTTTTAAATTTGACATATTATTCTTTAAATTTCCAATTTGAGAACTAATTTGATTCAAAGAAGCTTGTCCATTTCCTACAACTTTAAAAACCAATGATAACTGCTCTAACATCACTAACCCTCCTTTCTAATTTTTATTTTTTCTTTTTACATAATCAGCCCAAGCTAATTGTAAAAGCATATATTCTTCATAACATAGATCTTCAACAGGCTTTTTATAATATGGAATCTTAGATTCAAAGCAAACATCAAATCTTCCTTGTTTAATCTTCCTTCTACCATACCAAGAAGAACCTTCTCAGGAGCATTTGGCTTCTCGTTCTTAGCAGCAGCCAAAAGGATTTCCTTCTCGTTCTTTAAGTACTCCTGATCAACTTCTGCACGAGTAATGTACTTTGGATTTAAAGCGGCAATCTGCATAGCCAGGTTCTTTGCCATCTCCTTGATAGTGTCATTTACTACAGAAGACTTAACCTGTAAAAGCACACCGATTCTTCCGCCGGAGTGAATGTAATCCTGAACAAAGCCGCTTTCCTCAGTAATCTTTGTGAAACGACGAATGTTCATGTTTTCCCCAATTACGGAAATGGTAGCGGAAAGCTGCTCGGAAACAGTCTTGGAAGGATCTAAATCCCACTTCTCCTGTAAGAAGCTGTCGATATCCGTTGCAGATGTCTTTAATGCCTGTGCTGCAACCTCTGCAACATAAGCAGCTACAGACTGCTTGCCGTCTGCCGCCTTAACATACTGCTGATCAAGAAGACAAATCTCTTTAAGTTCCTTCTTAATTCTACCCTCGATCATTCCCATGATAACCTTCTCAGGCTTTGAAGCCTCCTTAGGATCGTTCTTGATCTGAGCCAAGAGAATCTCTCTCTCCTTTGCAAGATAATCTGCATCAACTTCCTTATCTGAAGTATACTTCGGATGAAGTGCTGCAACCTGCATTGCAACATTCTTAGCCATCTCTTTGATTTCATCGTTTACAACATCAGTTGTAACATCTACAAGAACACCGATTTTTCCACCGGCATGAATGTATGAAACTACACAACCGGCATTCTCTTCTATCTTCTCAAATCTTCTGATTGACATGTTCTCACCGATGATTGAGATCATGCTTGAAAGCTTCTCACCTACTGTAAGACTTGGATCAAGATCCCACTTCTCATTCAAGAACTCTTCTGTATTGCTTGCAGTTGTCTTTAATGCCTGTGCTGCAACCTCTGCAACATAAGTTCTGAACTTCTCATTCTTTGCAACGAAGTCTGTCTCTGCATTAACCTCAAG